TAATATTATCTAAGTGTAATTTGTTATTTGACCAGAGAACAACTCTGGCTGTTGCAGTGGATGTTTGTGGTGTATAACCTTGATATACCATTTCACCTAATTGATATGTTCCGGTACCTGATGCAGCATTTATAGAAAACTCAACCACATCACCATCAGATATTTGATTATATATTGATGTAATGGAATTTGTGATAAGTCCAGCAGCTGAAGATTTACCAAATATATAACCTTTAACCGTAAAATTCAAAGTCCAAATAATCATCCTTGGATCTTTTTCTCGGTTACCTTCATAAGTTATATCTGATGTACATGTATTTAAAACTACAGGGACTTCTTTAATTACTCCCATTTCAGGAACCATATTCAATTTGATGGTATAATCTGGTGTAAAATATGGTATAATATGTTCTAGTAGTTGTGTTCCATCTTCTATGTTACGAACATATAGATATAAATTAAAATCAAAATTATATGGAACTGGATTGTATTGTGATTTTACTCCAGATGTTGTTGATGCAAAATTTTTAATATTTGTATTTTGTTTTCTGGAAGTATCATAAGTAAGACCTGTCATTTCAAAAGACAATCTAGGTAAAGTCATTTGAACTTTTTTGTCCAAAGACAAATCTTCTTCAAGTCTCATGACATAAGATTCTTTTGACGCATAAGCAATAGGAACAATAAACCTTTCCGATTCAGTCAAATCTGGATTATATCTTACCAAAGTAATATCATTGAATAGGTTGCCAAAACCCACTACAAGTTTTCTGATGGTTCTATTGTAATATGGTGTTGACATTAGATTGGTCCAAATGGGTTGATTTCAGAAAAGTCTATAATTGTATTGGCTTCGCCGTAAATGTGTTCGTTATCATAGACTTCATTTCTAGTACTATCCAACATAGGATCAAATGTTATTAATGTATGTCTTGCATTACTTGAAACACCAATCACCAACCGACCATCAACAAATTCACCAGCAATATTGGTAACACTCAATGTATTGGAAGTATTACTCCATCCTTGAACAGTTGCCACAACTGTTGCGTTAGCATAAGTATTGTCGGCTGATTGATACACAATTTCTTTTTGTATATAATTATTGGCAGCTGCCTTAGTTACAGTCAAATCAATTGTATATGCTGACTGTGTTGCCACATCATCAATATCAAACACACCAGTAGTGATGCGTTCTTGTGAGTATTTGAATTTCTCCATTTCAAGTTCGTAGTAATATGGAATCTTACGACCTAACATGAAGAAATCTTTTGTTTGATTTACAAATTTAATTTCAAACAATTCACCAGTACCATTTAGAAAAGGTACATAAATCAAATCACCTTCACGGGGTCTGGTGAATGATGCTTGTGGTACTCGTTGTGAAAAAGAACGCTTAGAGATAATAACATTGATATTGTTTTTAATCTCAAGACCAAACTTAGAAAAGAATTCTCTTTCACCACCGTACTCCATAGAACTTGATAGATAAAATTCTACTGGAAATGCTGAGTTGAATTTTTTAACCGGATCTTCACCATAAAGAATGTCTCGGTCTTCCTCATTAAATATTGGGCAATACATTCCGTCAAATCCCATAATCTTTATGGATTCTGTGATGAGGTCCTCTACTACCCGTTGTTCGGCTAGTGAGTTATAGTTGTTAAAATAGACGGAGGTCGCCATATTAGTTCATCATAAATTCTAGTGGTGCTCCATACTTGTCACCAATCTCAGCATGTAAGGCATTAATTTCATCAGTGGCTTCTTGGTAAATCTTGTCACCATTTAATGTAACACCACCTGGTAATTGAATGCCATTAAACTTTTTAAGGTTGTTACCCCAAGAACGTTTGATTAATGCAGTGGCATATTCTTTTAACCAACGGTCATTCCATGCCTGTGTATAAATGGCTGGGTCAATCGTTGCATAACATTCAGCAACAACCACTGTGCCTGCTGGTGCTTGTGATGAACCCCAAGCCCAATCAATATACAGTCTTTGCATATGTCTTTGAAATCTGATAGGTACTTCACCTGTAAATTGTTGTTCTAACATTCTCAAATGTTGTTGAGTCATTGTGTAGTTAATGTATGATGCTGATGTGAAGTCATACAATTCATTTAAACGTAATTGGTATCTCAAGTCAAACATATTGATAGATGCTTGTGAATCATATAATGGAAATATTCTGGTGACACCAGCAATTTGTGTTACATTATTTGAAGAATCTGTTGCTGCTGATAAATCCAAATATCTTTGGTTCACATCAGATTGTAATAATGCTTTAACATAGTAAACTTTTTGTAGACCATCAAAGTGATAGTCTTGCCAGTATTGTAGTGCATCATCAATACGGTCTTCCACCTGGTCGTCATCAACGTTGATTTCAATTACAGGAAATCCTAATCTACGTAGACAGTAATCTTTAAAAGCAGTTCTTGATGTTATTGTGGCCATTTATTTTCCCCTCTATTGAGGTATTTATATGTTGTATTACCAAGATATTATGTATACAAAACCAGGACCGCCAGCACCAGATGGTGCTACTGTTGTATTCACTGAATTGTTGCCGCCGGCGCCACCACCTCCGCAACCATATGATCCGTTACCACCTCGACCAGCAATACCACCAGCAGTAGAACTTGAACCACCGCCTCCTTGGCCGCCGAAAAAAAACAAATTTCTTGTTACCATAAAACCATCGTAACCGGCGGTTGCAGGTGATGAAAAAGACGCGACTAATCCAGAATTGCTTGTTACTGTTGGATAAAAATCTTGGCCAAGTGCGCCAGTGATTGTATTTACAATTGCGCCGTATCCCGGTGTTGTGCCGCCACCACCTCCACCAGCACCAGATTGTACTAATAAACCTGAAGTTGATATTGTAAAGGTGCCTGCAGATCCACCAGCTCTTGAACCTCCGGTAGTGCCTGTTTGTCCACCAAAAAAGTTATATGTACCTCTACCTGCTAATGGCATACCAGCAATAGTAGCAAGTGTACCACCAGCGCCGCCAGGTGAACCACCAGTCGCTTCTGCACCACCAGCGGAACCACCGTTAGCTAATAACAAAGTCATACTTGGAGTAATTGTTGTGCTTGGTTCTATCGTTACATAAGTTGCAATGCCGGCATTACCTGCTGCTGCACCAGTTGTTGAAGCAGCACCACCGGCACCAGTTTGAATATAAAGTGTATCGGGTAAAAATGTTGCAGGTATCAATAATGTTGTTTGACCACCCGAACCACCACCTCCTCCACCAGCGCCGGTAGTTTGTGCTGTTCGTCCACCAGTAGAACCACTACCTCCACCACCAACAGCAATAATGTAAACCCAGTTTACACCTCTTGGTTTACTCCATGTCTTGCATTGCAATAATGTAGTAGTAGCATCACCATAGAATTGTTGAAAATTATATCCTGGAGTGGATAGAATGTGATTGAAGTCTAACATTATTCAGAAAGAAATGATAACAACAAAACCTGGACCACCGTCACCGGCTTTTAGAGCAGTATTAGTTGTATTTCCGCCACCAGAACCACCGCCGCCACAACCAGGAGCACCAGGTGCACCGGCACCAGCAACACCACCAGATGTTGTCGTGGCACCGCCGCCACCTGTACCACCATAATTCATTATAAAGTTTTTTGCAATAAAACTTGTTCCTGAACCTGCTGGTGTACTTGTAACTGCCGCTACGCCTCCAGCTAATGCTGGATAGAAATCTTGACCCAATGAATTGGTAACTGCACTTATAACACCACCACTGAAGCCAGTAGCGCCGTTACAACCTCCTCCGCCAGTTCCACCAGTTAACATTAATCCAGTTTGCGGTGGAGTTGCTGCTGTTGGTGAACCTGTGCTAGCGCCGCCAGCTGATCCTGCATTACCTCCCAATAAGCTGTAAAATCCTCGGCCAGCTAAAGGCATATTAGCAATCACTGCAGCAATTGGTGCAGTACCGGCTAAACCACCAGCAGTTATAGTTGCTACAGTAGCGGAAGTAACAGTACCGCCAAGTGAATATAATAAATTCATGTTGGGTGTTAGTGTAGTACTAGGTTCTATAGAAACATATGTTGGTTGTCCAGCAACACCCTGTGCGCCTGATGTAGTTGGTCCTTGGCCGCCTGCGCCTGCTTGAATATACAATGTATCAGGTATCAACATTGCGGGAATTAATACAGATGATTGAGCCCCAGAAACGCCGCCTGCACCACCACCAGATGTGGTACTTGTATTAAGGCCTGTACCGCCTGAACCTCCGCCGCCGACACCCAATAGATACACCATTTTGACGCCCCGTGGTTTTCTCCACACTTGCCATTGCAATAATGTAGTGGTTACATCACCATAAAATACTTGGATATCCGCACCCGGAGTGTTCAATACATGGTTAAAATCTAACATAGTTTAATATTTACCACCAATAGCAGTAACAGTCCAACCCGCAGCTACAGTAGTTCCTAGTCCAACTAATACATGATAGCTTGGAGGCAAAGCAATATTCAATGGATAATCAACGTCAACTGTTGCAGCCGTGTTTACTGCTGTTGTTGCAGGTAAAGAAACTTCACCATAGAACATATTGTTTGAAATAAAGTCTTTTGGTTGACCTTGTGCAGGTAAGTTAGTTGTTAAGTTTGGTGTCACATCCGTAATAGTATATGACGTATTAGCAGTAGTAAAATAAATTACTTCACCACCAGCAGTAGGTCCAACAAATAAACGATAATATTCGGCACTAGGTCCAGGTGTCCAAGAATATACAATAGATGACGTATTTGTTGTTGTGGTTGCTACAGTACTTTCTGGAGAAAATTGTGTGGGAATACCATACTGGTCAATTGATTGTACTACAACATAAAAATTTCCTGGCATTAGAGTACCACCTGTCGTACTAACTGATGCAGTTGGTGTACCAGGAACACCAGCAGTGTTAGCTAACGCTGGATATCCTTCATTAATGTATATACGAGCCACTGTTGCAACGTTAGTACCTAGTGCTTTAAATCTAAGTCTTTGTAAGAAACCACCGTTGGTTGGATCAGCTTGATATACGATTGTGTTGTTAACACCGTTACCTGTGTAGTCTTGTGCTTGTGTTGTTAATATAATAGAACCCTGTATGTCACCTACTCTTGAAAAGATTGGACTTTGATTTCCAGCCATGTTTTAGTCTCCTAATTTTAAAATAATTTAAGGTAAATTCCAACCTTGAGTGGTCGTAACTACTGTACCTATTGAAGCACTACCGCCACCACCAGCAGTTGTTTGTTTTGTACCATCACCAAAAGTTATACCACTTACTGTTGATGATAATATAATATTACCTGTGTATAAGTTACCAGAAATACCGGCACCACCAACAACAATCAAAGAACCAGTGGATATATTTACAGATGCATTAGACGATACAGAGCCGACAACTAATTGTCCCAGTACGTTTGCTGTTCCGTAAATGATTGTGTTACTTTTTAATAATGCCATTTTTTTCTTTTGGTTTGTACCATCTATTTATTGTAGTGTGGTTTCATCAAAATAACCAGATACTAAAAGTTTACCATCAGCAGTTTTTCTTTGTGCTACTGGTACAGTTGCTGGTATGAATGTAAAAGGTGAATTTGTGCTAAATGCCACATTGGCATTAGGTGCTGATACTGATATAATATTATTACTTGAATCACCAAATGGGTTGTTGCTATTCATCGTTAACAACAAAGCGGTGTTGGCCTGTTTAGTTAATGGTACGGTTGATGGTGTAAAACTTGATGTATAAAGAGCATTACCTATTGTTAAACGTAAATTTGTTATGTTACCATCAAAATTTAAATCTTTACCAACCTTGATTATTGCAGATGTTATTGCATTGGTATCTACAATTGTTGGATTTTGAAAGCTTCCATTTATAAAATAATATAAATTACCATTTTGTCTAGTATATGCAAGATGATGCCAAGTGTTCAACGTTGGTGAAAATCCTGTTGAAGAACCACCACCGCCAAAATTGATGAAATATATTTGAGGGGGATTTGTATAATTTGGTCCATACAAATTTAAAGCCCAACCTGTATAATTAAAATATGTTCCAGAACCACTTCTTGGCCATATTTGAAATATTGTTTGTGTCTCAGATCCTACAGGATATGAATTAAATTTAACCCAAGCTTCTATTGTAAAATCTTGTGTTGAGTTTATTGCAAAAGATGTTGAGTTTGCTGTTTCTATATAATTATTACTTGTTGTGCTTGTCGGTTTTGTATTAGCAAGAGCCAAACTTCCCGGTACAGATTGGTTTGGTGGTGTAAATGTTAATGTCTGTGTTTCATCAAATAGATTTGAATACAGTGCATTGCTTCCCACTGAGTTAATTGACTTACTTACTTCATCCAATTGGTTAAAGTTAGGCACATACAAAACACCAGATGAATTTATACTAGCACGAATTTGTGTTGGTGGACCTAACAACAACCAACCAGAAACGTTAGATACAATTGTTGAGTTTAAACCTGCTCTCCATTGGGCACCACCTGTTGCACTAGAATCTTTCAAAGATAGATAATCAGCCACCACAACACCAGAAGATTTTGATATATTAAATTGTGTACCAGCTGATGAACTTTGTAGTGTCAATAAGTTACCTGCGGTACCTTTGGCTGTAAATGCAGATACTGTTGTTGTTACAGAAGCAGGAAATATAATAGTAGATGGCAAAGAAGATGCTTGAATGTCAGCAAATGTATTAGTGCCTGTTATGGTTAATGCACCCGCACCACCTTGATTCAATATTCCCCAAGTTTTATTACCACCAGCAAATGTTTTAGTACTAGCCGAAGTCATAGAAATTTTGCTGGTACCTGGTGTCACCGATAAGTTTGTTGGAGTGGAACAATTCCATACAGTACCAGAACCAGAAATTGTCCATGTTTCACTACCCATTATAATTGAACGAGTAGTAGAACCTGATGATGACAATGATGGAATAGTAACATTATAGTTGTTTGCACTTAATGTTCCTGCCGTTAATGTATATGTGTTGCCGCTAGTAAATGAACTTCCTAATTGTACTGTAGCTCCTGGATTATTTTGTACAACTGGAAAATTAACTGTAACACCATTGGTTGTTAAAGTTTGTGTGCCTGATGTACCAAGGAACGTCAGGCTTTTTTCACCAAAGGAATTATATGTGGTCATTCCACTACCCAATGTGAAATTACCATATACATTGATACCATTAACCAAATAAAACAAATTGGCATATCCGGTATATCCTGTAAAATTCACATTTAAATAGTTGCCAAATGTACCGTTGTCTAAGAGAATACTATCTGACCCAGCTGTAATATTAACATTGACCAAAGGTGTGGTTCCTGATCCATTAGAATCGTTTGGTCCACGAATATCCCTAGTGCCGAAGGATCCTGAATAAGTAAAGTTGACTGTTGGTGTTCCTGTTACTGTTAAATTGTAATATTGACTGGTATCCCAAATTAATGAATTGCTGCCAGTCACATTGATTTGTCCAGTAGTACCAAATGCAAGAGTTCTTGTGATAGTGCCACTTGAACTAAAACTTTGACAAGTTAAGCTTCTTCCACCGACCAAGTCGCCATTTAAATCTAATGTACCTCTTGTCAATGTTATGGTATTTGTTGTTATTAAAGTGCCATATACTATTCCCAAGCCACCACCTATTGAATCTATTATAATAGCTTGCGTCATTGTTACGCCTTGGCCATAAATGGCTGTCGATGCATCTCTACGACTAAATGTTATTGTTCCTGTGCCAGTTGTTGTAATTCCTGTTCCATAATACCATCTATCACCATAAACTGTAGGTGTAGTAGTACCAGTAGCCAAGGTCATGGCTGATGAACGATTACTCATGTCAATAGTACCAATGTTCCAGTTTTTATCAATGGTAACTGTGCCAGCACTACCTGTGTTATCAAAATACACTGTGTCTTGTGCCAATGGGAAATTGGCCGCTGCTGGAGTTCCACCAGAACTTGTAGCCCAACCAGTTGTTGACCAGTTTTGTGTGCCTGCTAGATTCCAGTAAACTGTTTTGGTAGCAACTGTGAGTCCTGTGTTGCCACCACAATCGCCATTATTATATCCTCCAACTCCCACTAATGCACCAGTAAAATTTATATCTCTAAAATCACAATTACCACCATTTAAGCCAGTACTCATGGATATACTTCTCTGTGTTCCTATTGTATCTGATTTTACAAATAGTCTATTGTTATATGTTCCAGTGGTATTTAAATTCAAAGTTGTCGTGGTGATATTTCCACTCAAGGTCAACGTATTCAAACTTGGTGCCGCTGATGATCCGTTATATGTAAATGTGTTGAATGTATTGGTAACAGTATCAGTTATGTTATAAGTTACACCATTATAATTACCATTATTAAGTGTGACATTATAGAATGTTTTGCCGCCAAATTGAAGCAAATAAGTTCCAGTATTTGCACCTGTAACATTTATTGTGGATGTACCGGCGTTTACTGTGGAACCTGTAGAAATTCTAAAAGTATATGTTGATGTGCTATTATAACCAGATACAGTAATAGTTGATGCACCTAAATTTAATGTTGGTGTAAATGTTTGTGTATCAATACGTTGTGATGTTGTAACAGAATAACCCGCTGTATCAAAAGTTCCACTACCACTGAGAAGTATGGTACTTGCGGTCAAAGAACCACTCAATAAAACATTAGATTCACCGGTTTGAAGCTGAATAATACCAACATCATTTGTTATTAAGGTTTGAGTTGTTCCACTTACACCATTAAGAACCGGATTGCTAAAACTTGTTACACCCGTTGCAGGTAATGTTATGTTTCCATACACAAATGAAGTTGTTGAAAGTGTTACTGTACCAGAAGCTGGTCCATTCGCAGTCAAATTAAAACAATAACCAAAAAGTCCAGAAACTGTATAAGTTGCAGTATTACTACTTGAATCAAACACCACATCATCATTTTGTGTAGGTACACCAGCACCACCAGAACCACCTGAGGTTAAACTCCAGTTTGTATTAGCTGTAGCATCCCATGTACCAGAACCACCAATCCAATAATACGTATTACCAAACGTCAAATTGGTGTTGTTGCCGCCATTGGTGCTATTTAAAAAACGCCACAACACACCTGTGCCACCCAGTGCTGCGGCATTTGATCCTGTAATGTAACTCACTGAACAATATATACCGGTCTGAACACCCACATCATATGATTCAAGTGTCACTGGTGTTGTATTTGTGCTGCCCAATGTTACTAAGTTTCCTGCGGTGCCATTGAGTTGCAATGTACCAATGCCCCGGATCGTCAATCCACCAGTAATTGATATAGTTGCAGGTTGTACAGAATTTTTAAGTGTGGTGCCGGACAAATTAATATCTCCGGCGCCTGTGCTGGTTGTCAATGTCAATGCTCCAGTACCACCTTGATTGAGGCCAACATAACTATTTGTTGGATAAAAAGACATGGTTTTTGGACTAGATGAAGTAGCAGATATCACTGATGTTGTATAGTAAGAAGATGAAGTTCTGGAAACAGTTTCAGAAAAACAAGTACCACTTCCTGTTAACACCAATCCAACACTGCCAAAACCCACAGTGGCGCTGGTAGCTCCAAGTGTAACTGAACTGAATGTGGCAGTAGTGTATCCAAAATCACTTGACTTAGTTCCACTGGATGTATATGTAGAACTTGATGTGAGAGCACCAGATATTGTAAATGTTCCTGATCCACTTGCAACTATGGGAAAATTAACTGTAACACCATTGGAAGTTATTGTTTGTGTGCCTGAGGCAGCCGCAAAAGTCACGGTACCAGTATAACCACTCGCAGTCATACCAGAACCTAAGGTTAGATTTCCGTACAATGTTAAAGGGTTTGTTGTTGTAGCTAACGAGCCTGTGAATCCGGTAAGGTTTACATCATTCTTATAGTTTGTGCCACTAGGTGAAATATTAATTATATCAGAACCAGCGGAAACGTTTAGACTATATTTAAATCCAATCGGTGAAAAGAAAGTCCTTGTTCCAACTGACCCTGAATAAGTTGCATTGAATGTTGGTGTTCCTGTAATAGTGAGACTGGCTCCTGATCCAGCATCAACCATAGTACTATTATTACCAATACAAGTAATATTACCTGTACCAAAATTTATGGTTCTAGCGGCACCATCTGGAGAAAAAAGTGAATATATTGTTAAAGTATTATTGTTTAATGTGATAGTACCTGAAGTTAATGTTAAATAAGATTGAGTTGTAAGTGTAGGTGATCCACTCAGAGAAAGAGTTAGGTCAGATTTGTTAACAGAAGTATAAGAAGAAGTAGCCGTAGCAGTAACAGTTACTGTTGCAGAAGTACCTGAGTTTGCATCAAAAACAGCATTATCGGAAGTGGTAGGCGCAGAAGCTCCACCAGCACCACCCGAAGAAATACTCCAGTTTGTAGTAGTTGTAGAGTCCCATGTACCTGAACCACCAACCCAATATCTAGCTGCCATTTATATTTTTATTCCTGTGGAATTTCTTCTGGTGGACGGTTACTCATCTCAAAAACATGTGCAACCCAATTATCAAAACGTTGTTGTTTCATTGCTTCAATCTCATCATCTGTTAGACCATGATTATCTTCCAAATGAAGAGCATCTGCAAATGTGCCATATGTTTCGTGTGTTTTACTAAAATCAATCTTAATCATATAAACTCCCTAATTAACCAAAAATTGTGTCTAAACTATTTGTGGCCGCATTATATACTTGATAGACCACACTGTTGCTAGCATTGTTGGCAAAACCTAAAACACTGCTGGCGCCAATATATATATTGCCTGTTACACCAACACCACCAGTAACAATCAATGCACCAGTACCATTTGATATTGATGGTGTTGAATTCGCAATTATTAACTGGTTTGCAATTGTACCACCAGAAAAACCACCAGTTGACTCAAATGTTATTGTATTACTTGTTTGTGCTGTGGTAATTGTCATACCAGAACCAGCAACAAACGTTAATCTTCCTGTAGGTGTATTTGCTATTACGTTTGATTGTCCAGAAACAAGAATAGTAGAGAAACTATTTGATGTACCACCGCCGCCACCTGTATTCGCCTGATTGAATGCCGCTTGAGCAAATATTTGAGTAGTATTTGCCTGAGCATAAGCTGATATCGCAGTCAAATTGGCTGTGTTGGCTTGTATGTAAGCTGATATTGCTGTTAGATTTGCAGTATTTGCTTGACCATAAGCTGCTTGAGCATTTAATGTTGCTGTATTAGCCTGTGCATAAGCTGATATTGCAGTTAAGTTAGCTGTATTGGCTTGAACATAAGCTGATATTGCTGTTAGATTTGCAGTATTGGCTTGAGCATATGCCGATATCGCAGTTAAGTTGGCTGTATTAGCTTGAGTGTAAGCTGCTGTACCAATAATTTCGGAATTGGCTCTAGCATAAGCTGATTGACCTAATGTAATCGCACTATTTGCTTGGCCATAGGCAGATTGGCCAAGACTGATTGCATTATTAGCCTGAGTATATCCTGATTGACCAACACTAACTGCACTATTTGCTTGAGAGTAAGCTGATTGTCCTAATGTAATTGCTGAATTGGTGGTTGCATATGCTGATGTACCTATATTTGTTGCAGTATTAGCCTGTGCATATGCTGATATTGCAGTTAAGTTAGCAGTATTTGCCTGTGCATAAGCTGCTGTACCAATAATTTCGGAGTTGGCTCTAGCATAAGCTGATTGACCTAATGTAATCGCAGAATTTGTGGTTGCGTAAGCGGATGTGCCAATATTTGTTGCTGTATTAGCCTGTAAGTACGCAGATGTACCAATGTTAGTTGCCAAATTTGCTTGAGCATACGCTGACTGACCTAATGTAATTGCAGAATTTGTGGTTGCATATGCTGATGTACCAATATTAGTTGCGGTATTTGCTTGTGCGTAAGCTGATTGTCCTAATGTAATTGCAGAATTGGCTTGGTCGAATGCCGATTGTGCATTATTGTTTGCCGTATTGGCCAAGTTTCTTGCTGTTTGGTCGGTTGCCGCACCAGATGCCGCAGTTGTTTGTGTTGTACCATCTGCAAAAGTAATCTGGCCACCAGCACCACTGGTTAATGTTAAACTGGTTGTTTGTATTGTATTATTTGATGAATAGAATTGAAACGAACTTACATTACTTAAATAACCGGTAGTATTAGCAAAGATAACTGCATTTGGTAGATAACCAGATGATGAACCAGAACCACCAGTATTCGCTTTATCAAAAGCAGCTTGTGCAAATATTTGTGTAGTATTGGCTTGATTGAATGCCAAATTAGCAGTATTATAAGCATAAGTTAAATTATCAGACCAAACAGTATCATAATTTGTGGCACTATTCTTAATCAATACTTGGCCTGTGGTACCACCAGATGCAACACCATTGCCTGTTGCACCAGTAGCGCCTGTTGCGCCAGTTGCACCTCTTGGACCTTGTGCGCCTTGTGAAGATTTTTCTAATGCAAAGTAATCTAAGTGTGTTACATGAGATACATTACCAGTATTGCTATGGTACAAACGAGCCTGAACTGTACCACCAGAAATATAAGATGCATAATCTAATACTTCAAGTGCGTATTGTGTATAACCAGATGCACCAGAATATGAACCAATATTATCCCATGCAGTTGTTAGGTAATTATAAACTTGGAAATATACAGTGTGACCAGAGGCTAATGTATAATCAATATTAGAAACAACTCTATTGAATGATGTTACACCGGTGAATGTACAAGTAATAATCCATGCAGGACCTGTGTTGCTGCCGTCTGTGATTGCATAATAGTTACCATCATTTAATACTTGTACATCAGTTACTGAACCAGAAACATATACACCATTTGTTAATGTTAAGGTTTGTGCAACATATGTAACTGTATTTGTTGTTGGTAAATCAATGAAAGTTAAGTTACCAAAATTGTCTGTTGACAATACTTGGCCAGTATTACCACCATAGATGTGTACATTACCAACATTACCTAATGAAACATTTGCGCCAGATACAATCAAGTTAGCATTGATTGTTGTGTTTCCTGTGATTGTACCACCAGATATATTGAATTTTAAATTGGCTGTATCAAATGCAGCATTAGCTTTACTATAGGCAGATTGACCAAGAGTAATTGATGAATTTGTGGCTGCATATGCTGATGTACCAATATTAGTTGCGGTATTTGCCTGAGCATATGCAGACTGACCTAATGTAATTGCAGAGTTGGTTGTTGCATAAGCTGATTGACCAATATTTGTTGCGGTGTTTGCTTGAGCATATGCCGATATTGCGGTTAAATTGGCTGTGTTTGCTTGGGTGTAAGCTGCCGTACCAATAATTTCGGAGTTGGCTCTAGCATAAGCGGATTGGCCTAATGTAATTGCATTATTAGCCTGTGTATATGCCGCCTGAGCATTTAATGTTGTGGCATTAGCCTGTAAGTATGCTGATGTACCAATGCTGGTTGCCAAATTTGCTTGACCGTATGCTGATTGACCTAATGTAATTGCAGAGTTAGCTTGACTATATGCCGCTTGTGCATTTAATGTTGTTGTGTTTGCCTGTGTGTAAGCAGCTTGAGCATTTAATGTTGCTGTATTGGCCTGTGCATATGCTGATATTGCTACCAGATTGGCGGTATTGGCTTGTGTTCTTGCTGTCTGGTCTATACCGGTGCCTGATGCAGCAGTTGTTTGTGTTGTACCATCAGAGAATGTTACAAAACCAACCAAATTCCCTTTGAAACTACTTGCATATACGTTAGCATAAGCAAAACTAGGATCAGCAATATTAATTACGTTATTGGATTGAACTTCAGGTACATAACCTTTAAAGAAAATCCATTCTTTACGAACTGGATCTCTAAAGATACCAGTATGAGCACTTGTACCATCATTATAATGACCAATAATACCAATATCAACTACGTCTGAGGTGTAATTATTGGCACCCAAATATATCAAAGTATCAGTTAATGTTAATGAAGCCGTATTGATTGTTGTGGCAGTACCAAGAATATTTAAATTGCCGTTGACGGTTAAATTATTTTGTATTACTACATTGCCAGATATTGTACCACCAGTAGAATTGAATTTATTGTTAGCAGTATCGTAGGCTGACTGTGCAAAAATTTGAGTTACGTTTACCTGAGCATATGCAGCAGTACCAATAGGTTCTGAGTTAGCTCTAGCAAAAGCTGCTTGGCCAATTAATGTAGCGGCATTGGCTTGAGCATATGCCGATATTGCTGTTAGATTGGCAGTATTGGCTTGTGTATAGGCAGCTTGTGCATTTAATGTTGTCGTATTGGCTTGTGTATAGGCTGCCTGAGCATTTAAAGTTGCTGTGTTAGCTTGTGTATAAGCAGCCTGTGCATTTAATGTTGTTATATTAGCCTGTGCATAGGCAGATATTGCTAACAGATTGGCTGTATTGGCTTGTACATAAGCGGCTATTGCTGTTAAATTGGCTGTATTGGCTTGAGCATATGCTGATATTGCTACTAGATTGGCGGTGTTGGCTTGTACATAAGCTGCTTGAGCATTTAATATAGCAGTATTAGCCTGACCATAAGCTGCTTGAGCATTTAATGTTGTTATATTAGCCTGTGCATAGGCAGATATTGCTAATAGATTGGCCGTATTGGCTTGTACGTAAGATGATATGGCTACCAGATTAGCAGTATTGGCCTGATTAAAAGCCGCTTGCGTGAAAGCACTTCCTGCACCACTGTTTGCTTGTGCATAAGCCGCTTGAGCAATTAAGGTTGCTGTATTAGCCTGAGCATAAGAAGAAATGGCAACTAGATTGGCGGTATTGGCTTGTACGTAAGAAGATGTACCAATTGTTGTGGCCACATTGGCTTGATTAAAAGCTGCTTGTGCTAATACAATTGCTGCAGTTGCATCAAGTGTTACTAATGTAAAATTGCCATTGGAAGTATGATAGACTAATACATCACCTTCTTGTGGTGTACCCAGAAAGAAATCTGAGGAGTCTTTGATTGCTGAACGTGCTTGATTTATTGTGGAGACAGCTCCGCTTTGCTGACTACCAACTTGTACTTTGATGACTGATGGTGGTGTAACTGTTGTTGCCATGTTGGCCCTTTAAAAAACTGTTACACGGGGTAATACGTTCACTATTCCTTCTAAAACTCTTGTAATTGTGTTTGCGGAATCTTTGATAGCAACATCATAGACATAACGACCTGCAGCAATATTGGCTGTGTTTGCTGATGGCAGAGATATATTCAGTACACCAGATGTAGGTGTATTAATTGTAATTGTAAATTGAGCAGTAGGATTGGTAGAATAATAAGACTTTCTCATCTGGCTTTTTGCAGTGAAGCCAGTAAGGTTATATGGGTCACCATTCACATCATCTAAAGTGATTGATGTGGTGAAGTCTGTGCCTTGTTCTAAAAATAATTCTTGGTACCCAGCTGCCATGGTAGTTTTTCTTATGAGTTATTTGGTATTTAGTAGGCAATTATTCAGGCATTGGTTTAATAGTTTGGTCTACTGGATCATACCAGAATTTATCTTGTACTACATCATCAGCACATGGTATCCAAAAAAAATCTGATGCAACTGGAAATGTTTGTTCGTCTGGTTCAACTTGTGCTACTCTGTAACCAGTTAATCTTGGTTCAATAGTTGAAATTAATGCTTTCATCAATAAAACTCCTCTACAATTACTATACCAGATGCTCCTGTTCCGGCACTAATTCCTCCAGGTGGCGCGTATCCTGGAAAAGTAGAAGATGCTGCGCCACCACCGCCGCCACCATAACCTTTTCCTGGGTTTCCAGAAACACCAAAAGAACTTGCGCCGGGATTTTGAATGGCACCAGCACCACCACCACCCAAAAAAGAATTTCCTCCCGAACCACCGCCGCCGTAGTTTGCACCCGTTGTGCCTGGTGCTGTTCCAGTTATAATTTGTCCATTTGTACCCATACCTCCAGAAACATTTAAGTCACCAGAAGATCCAGATCCTCCTGAACCACCAGCACCACCGATAGTACCACCACTACCGCTGCTACCACCAGTTGCTGTAATTACTGTTATTGGTGCAACACCAAAAGAAGATGTGCCGCCTGCACCACCAACTGTATATGGTTGAGGTCCTGGTAATGATGGTGCTGGATAAATTTTAATTGAAGTGCCACCAGCACCGCCACCTCCGCCAGCACCTGAAGTACCCGCAGTTGCTGGACCAGGATTTTGTCCATTTCCACCACCACCAACAACAGTTACTTTAATTGCTTTCAATCCAGCACTTTTGGTCCATGTTCCTGAACTTGTATATGCGTTTAATGTAGGAACACCAGTAGCACCAGCAGTATAAACTGAACTAGGTAAAGTACCAGTAGTGATATCAGTAGCTGAACCACTTGTTGCTACTGTTGCTAGACCACTTACGTTTGCTGATGGTATATTACCAGAAGCATTTACTGCTTGTCCTAGTGTTGAAAGATTTCTTGATAACGTCATTTAATTTGTCCTTTTAATACTTCAACTTCAGATTTTAATTCTTTGATAGCTGCAAAAGCTAAAGCACAAAGTTTTTCATAGTCAACTGCTAATGAACCATCTGGTCTTGTTCTCGTTGCAATTGGGAATACTGATTGAACATCTTGAGCAATCACACCAAAGTCGGCCTTCTGAACAAAGTAACCATCTTCACCGCCATGTTGTTGTATATATTCGTCAGTCCAATCAAACAATTTGCCACCGATTGCATCAACTTTTTGTAATGCATTAGGTATATCTTGTACATTTTCTTTGAATTTAATATCAGAAGAATAATAAGCAGTAATGTTATTTGCGGCACGAATTTCACCTGACACACCAGTTGCAGCAGTACCCACACCGATAGAATAGAATTGTGAATTTGCTGCTGAGAAATTTAAACTAACTGGATTTGTCCATGTTGGTTGACCTGTACCAGCACTTGTCAATAGATAACCTGCTGTGCCAACGATTGTATTACTGGTTGTATTGGCTGCTGATTGGTACAATACAGTACCAGCAGAACCACCAGTAGTACCAGGAGATAAATTGTTTGCTATTGTAGTTGTGTAGGCAAATACATCAACTTGGTCACCAACAGAACACGCTTGTGTTAACACAACGGAAGAATTACTTGCATTGGCAGTATAGTCATTTGGTGTCATTAGAACACCGTTAACGTGAACTTGTAAGTAACCAACAGTATGTGGAATACTTGAGAACAATGTCTGACCAGCAGTAGCAGTAGCAGTGGTTCTATTAAATGTGGTTGAACCTGTACCAGCAGAACCACCAGTAATCAATACTGATGACACACTGGTAATTCTACCAAGAGAATCTACTGTAATAACAGGTGTTGTGGTACCAGACCCATAGTTACCTGGATTGGCACCAGATGTAGCAAGACCAATTTGCACAACACCAGTAGCAGTGTTGGCCACTAATTGGCCTGTGTTCGCATAGATGGCTGTACTTGTTACTGTTACATTAGATGCGGCTGTAATTCTACCTTTAGTGTCTACTGTAATAATTGGAAGTTGAAAGTTTGCAGAACTAACACCACCACCATAAGTAGTAGCAGAAACACCAGTAGATGGCAATGATGTGTTGGATGCTGATATCAATCTACCTTGTGCATCAACTGTAATAACTGGGAATACATCAGACCCACCATACGAACCCGCCGTTACTGCTGTGTTTGCTAATATTGATCCTGTGACTTTTGTTGTCATTTAAATTCCTTTTATTATTCTGTCACTGGTATTGGTTTAATTGTTTGGTCTGCTGGATCATACCAGAATTGGTCTGCTTTAATATTGTCATCGCAGTCTACCCAAAACAATGGTTGTGCAACTTCAAATTCTTGTTCTTCAACTTGAGCAACTCTATATCCAATTTGTCTAGGTTCTATTGGTGAAATTAATGCCTTCATTTTAATAAAACTCCTCTACGATTACAAAACCGTCTCTTCCTGCTGCGCCGTTGGGACCGGCGCCTGCTCCATAACCTGACGCACCTATCGAAGGAGTGCCACCTATACCCCATTGACTGAAACTATTTCCGCCGTTGGTGCCATTGCCGCCGTTGCTGCACTGGCCAGAACCGCCCCATACTGTAGAACTAGTAGTTATTGTTCCACCGGAAGCTCCTGGACTACTAGGACCCGGAGTTGCTGTACCGGCACCTCCACCGGAAGCAGAAATTAATGATCCAAAACTAGAAGTTCCTCCTGCATTACCTGATACACCAAAACCGCCAGTCGATACGGCCGCACCTCCAGCACCAACAGTAACCGCAATTGGACCCGGAATTGAAGGTGCAGTAAATTGACCAATACCTCCGGCACCACCGGCACCGCCAGTTGCTGCCCACGTTGGATGGCCAGTATATCCTGCGCCTCCACCTCCTGCACATAAGGTCACTTGAACTGCTTTAACTGTTCCTGGTTTAGTCCATGTTGCTGGACTTGTATAAATCGTTCTTACTGGTGCTGATGGTCCGGAGTAAACAGAACTAGGTAATGTACCAGTAGTAATATCACTAGCTGAACCAGTTGTTGCTACTGTTGCTAGACCAGTAACATTAGCTGCTGGGTACTGTCCATTTGCAGATATATATGCCGCTGTATTTGCAAAATTCCTAATTATAGTCATTTAATTTGTCCTTTTAATACTTCAACTTCTTCTTTTAATTCTTTAATCGCTTCAATTAATAAAGGAATCATTCTGTCGTATTGTACTGTTAAATATTTATCGTCAATAGGTGCAGGTACCACAACTTCAGGCAATACTTTTTGTACCTCTTGTGCAGAAACACCAACTTGTTTTGATGGTGTGTAACCTAAATCTAATGCTATTTGACTTGGTTCATAATAGAAACCATTCAATGTCATTAATTTATTCAAAGCATTATCAATGTTACCAAGCTTTGTTTTCAATTGGTCATCAGAATAACCTGCGGTGATTGTACCAGTTGCACGTACACTACCAGTGTTGGCAGAATCAGCAGCAGTACCAACACCAATTGAGAAGAATTGGGAGTTAGCTGTTGTACCTGTAATTGATGTTGCTGTATTGGCAATATTAACTGACAATGTAGCAGGATTTGTCCATGTTGGTTGACCTGTACCAGCACTTGTTAACAAATAACCTGATGTACCAACACTTGTGTTTGAAGTAGTGTTAGCTGCTGATTGGTACAACACCACACCAGCAGAACCACCAGTAGTACCAGGAGATAGATTGTTTGCTATTGTGGTTGTATAAGCGAATGTATCAACAATGTCACCAGCACGTAAAGGTGATGTTATGACAATTGAACTGTTACTTGAATTTGAAGTATAATCATTTGATGGTAATAACATACCATTCAAATGAACTTGTAAGAATCCAGTAGTGTGTGGGATACTTGATATTAATGTTTGACCAGCTGTCGCTGTTGTAGTAACTCTGTCAAAAGTAGTTGAACCTGTACCAGCAGAACCACCAGTAATCAATGTAGATGAAACGCTAGTAATTCTACCTTTAGAATCTACAGTAATAATAGGAACAGTTGTACCAGAACCAAAGTTACCCGTATTGGTGCCTGAATTTACAAGTGTAAGAGCATTCCCAGAAGAAGTTACATCACCAGATAAACTAGGAATTGTTGTTACTGTTGCAGCATTACCATTAATACTACCAACAATCGTTGAACTGAATGTTTTTGTACCACCAATTGTTTGAGTACCAGTTGTATATACACCGTTTGTTACTGTTGCAGCATTACCTGATGTATCAATTGCATATGTCGAACCACTTGTTGCCGCTGGTTGATTTAAAACGTTCTTAACAAATTGAGTAGTTGCAAATGATGTATTACTTGTATTGGCATCATATGTTAAACCAGATACAACACCAGTAAATGTTGCACCAGTCAATGGTGCTTTTGCTGATTCTAGTGTACCAATTGCATCTTGAATTGTATTACCTGTAATTGTACCAGTTGGTGTTACAGGAATATTGTTTGCATAGTATGGATTTAAAATATATCCATCAACTTCAATTAATACTGAATCACCAACTGATGGTGGTGTTGAAAATGTAATTGTATTCGCTGCAGAATTTGAAGAATATTCAGAATCAAACTGTCTTACACCATTGATGTAAGCTCTAAGTTGATTTGTTTGATTGAATACTGGTGTGGCAAATACTGTGTTTGCATTGTCACCCGAATAAGTCAATCTAGAAGAGCTGATTGTAGTTCCTGGTTGTACAGAACCACCGCCACCACCACCGGCCGCCCAATAATAACTACCGGCGCCACCAGTTGTCAGTACCTGTCCTGATGAACCTGTTCCTGCTGCACCAGTAATGAACGTATTAAATGCACCTGATGCTGATGTTTGACCAGAACCACCTGAACCTGTTCCTAATGGTGTGGTTGATAATGTTAATGTAGAGAATGTTGGAGTTGCAGTTGTTCTCAAATCTTGTGATGTACTGATTGCAACAGTATTTGAACCAACAGGAACAATTGTCACACCATTATTACTTGAGAATGTTAATGTGTTTGAAGTAAATGGTGCACCTGAGGTGCCTGTAAATATTGTTTTTGTGGCAAGAATTTGATTGTATAGATAATTTGCAACATTGGATGTTGCAACAGATGTTGAACTTGTTGAATTTACTGAATCACTTAGATACTCATCAGTTAATACACGGTAGTATGTACCTGATGTTACGTTTCTTGTTTGCCAATTTTTTGATATTTCTGTCCAACGGAAACTTGCCTGTGTTTCACCAGGACCACGGTCTACATTATAATAACTATTAATGGCTGATGCAACATTTTGACTTAAAACAAATGTATTTGCTGCATATATTGTGGCACCAGTTTGTACAAGATTACCACTCACCGTCATATTTTGAGCATATAAATTGTTCAAAAATCCTGACGCTGTATTACCATCAATTAATGTTGCAACGGATAATGTTGGCACGCTTGCACTTATATTTGCCGTCAATATATTTGTACGAACCGTACCGGAATTATTAATAGTCGCAGAAGATAATGTACCGGAGTTATTAATAGTTGTAGATGATAAAGTTGGTGTTGTTACACTTGTATTTGCAACTACAGTTACTGTTGTTACACTTGTATTTGCAACTACAGTATCCGAATATACAAAACCGGAGTTATTAATAGTTGTGGATGTTATTAAAGAATTTGCTCTTACTTGATTGGTGTAAACAGTACCAGAATTGGTAATAGTATCAGATGAAACATTTGATGTTGTTACACTTGTATTGGCTTGTAATTTATCAGTTACTGTATTGTATCTGATTGTTGTATTGCCACCAATATAAGCACTATTTGCAACAGTAATACCTATATTTGGTCCTTGTACAACAACAAGACCATTCATGTTTGCTTGGCCAGTATGTGTTATACCAAGTACTGAATTTGTAAAGTATAATTGACCACCAACAGTTAAATTATTTTGAACAGTTGCGGATGAACCAGTACCTTCACTTCTTAATTGTTTGTTAGCAACAATATCACCCAAAGATGTTAAAGCCACTAATGTCGATTCACTAAGAGTCAATGTACCTGAATCTTTTGTATAATTACCTTTACCTAATGTATTGTTTTCTCCAATCAAAACATCGGTGGCTGCAACCCATTCACCAAAAGTATTGGCATAACTTATATTTGTAACTGTATTAGCCATTAATTAACCTTTTTCCAGTAGTTTTAACATCAAATGTTTGATTTCAGATATATCAGATTTCATATCATTTAGTTCAGACTTAATGTTATTTATTTCTCTTTTTTGTTGTTCCATTAGATTTCTTTTTAATTTATATTCCTCCAAAGCGGAAGAATCCTTATTAATTAAGGCCATCGTTTCAGTATCACGATAGAATTTTGTCCCAGTCACTTGTACCAAACTCATATCAATTCTCCATTAAACATTTGATGGTAAAGCAATTGCTCTTATGTCTGTTAAGAATGGTGTATATGTACTATCAGTAGATGTTAATACCACTTTGATAGCAAATTGACTGAACGATGTATATGTTTGGTTATTTGTACTTGTGTATGAAACATAACCTTGTGATGTTCCACTTGTTCCGGGTGCAAAAGAGAATTCATATAAATCGGATCTTGTTGCGGAATATGTGGAACCAGAACTATTAATCTTAGTCATTAATTGCCATGTACCATCATCAAAGTTCTGTGTATCATTTCTATTCAAAATTTTGTAGTACACATTAATATCTGTATTGACTGGTCTGTAGGCAGTTAAGTAAACATTCATATCACCTGCATCATAACCTGGATCCAAAATAACTTTCTTAGTTACATATTTTGCCGTTGCAGGACCACCACTCTTAGATGTTTCACCAGTAAACAATGCTGAAGCACCAGTTCCTGGTGTTGTATTTGCATCGGTAATTGTGATTGTTGGTGTTGTAATATAACCAGAGCCAACATTTGTTAAGTAAACAGACTGTACAACACCACCAACAATATTTGCTGAAGCATATGCCTGTGAAGAACCAGTGCCTGTTGGTGCAGATACTGTAACTGATGTGGCGTTAGCATTGTAACTAGATCCACCAGATACAAGTGTAATTAATGTGTTAGACAATTCACAATTGTTGATACCCCATTTAACTGAATAAACAGAAAGTCCAGCATCTGAAATCATTGGACTTACTGAATCGTCCAAAGATTGTAACTGTGAATACACAGAGAATGAAGTACTAGTATTCACAGAAAGTATTCTCTTACCTAGTCCATCACTCAAATATATATCATCTTGTGTTGGTGTACCAAATTTTCCAGGAGTAATTGTTTTTGTTCCTGCTGCTGAACCACCAACAAGTGTTGCATTGTAAGAGTAACTTGCTTTTGTTCCAGAAGGAATAAAATCTGTTGTTGTTATATTAAACGCATCCACATATTCATCAGCTGATGTAATTTGATTTGTACCAGTTGATATATTGTTTGCATTTAAATAATAATCAACGCTTTGGTCAATAATGACTCTTTGTGGTAGTCGTTTAGGCACAACAAATTGAAGTGTTGGTGTTGTATTTTTATCAAAAACACAACGTTCCATAACAAACATTACACTTTGATTTTGGTCTGCTTGCCATGTTTGTGCGTTCTGTGACTTGAATATACCACCAATGAATGGTGCTGTTGATATTTTTGTAATAGTTGATGGTGTGTCATCTGATGGTAGATTTTTAACAGAAGAGGCCAAAGCAATATCACCATTGTATGCTGACCATACTGTATATTCACTAGAATCTGTTTTCAAAATGAAAGCATACAGAACGCCAGGTTGTAAATAAACAGGAACACTAAAGTTAAATGACGTTGATGCTGTTTGATCCAAATATTGTGGTAAAGAACTTACATTAACTTCATCTGGTGTCAATACTACGATAGAATGGTCCAATGTTTCACCATTAGGATAACCATTTAATGTTCCAACAATACTTAATTTTACAGTAGAACTATCACTTGTTGGTTTAGTAGCAAAGAAAACCTTGATAGTTTTTAAGAATATACCATTTGGATATACATCTTTATTGATTGTAAATGATTGTGCTAATGGATCCCTGCGATTTTGCTGTTGTTGAGTAGCTTGGAAAGTTGAAGTAATCTGTGTACTATTTTGTATTTCTGTTTTTGTGAATACAGTTTTAGCACCAGATGGAGAAGCACCAAAATCTATATTCTGTGCTCTTGTTTGTAGGCCTTCAGAGTAGAACGAACCTTGTGAGAATGTTGTTGTGCTTGATTGATTACCATTTGTTGAATTATCAAATCTAAATGTTCTTTGACCATTATGGAAAGTATTTGCAGGTAAATTAAACAAACCATAGAAAGCACCAGCTTCATTTGTTGCAAATGAACCAATAGAATAAACAGAACCATTGGCACATGTCACTGCACTTGACAATGTAATTGTTTTTGTTGTTCCGTTGTAAGCACTAATGGTAGAAGATGAACCTGCACCAGTTCCAGCACTTATATAAACTGTGTTTCCATTGTAATAATTGTCAGAAGAATTTGCAAGTGAACTTAATACTAAACTTGTGGTGGTATTTGCATTAACAATACGACCAGCATAATGTGCGGTTGTACTTAAAGTACCTGATGCTGTAGATGATGCTGATGTACCAGTAGTATTGTAATAAATGTTCAACAATGTTCCTGTTGATGTATATGTACTTTGATTGTCACCAACAATATATAATCTTACGTTTGTTGTTCCTGCATAAACATAAACACCGGCAACACGGCCAGTAGGATAATAAGAACCGCCGGAATAATATCCAACTATATCATCTTCTTTAAATGTACCACTAACGTTAGTCAATTCAACCACATTAGATTTTCTGATATAATTTTTAACATCGACCCCATCAAAAAATGCATTGATGGATGTTTTCAATTGCATATTTTTTGCACGTAATAATATTTCTTGTGGTCTTATATACGGCAAAATACTTACGTCAGTAATATAACTATTATTGATTGCATAAGTGTTGCTTATGTTGTCATATTTACCAATAATATTTTGTTGTGTGTTGGTTATTGGTGTACTTGTGGTTGTGGTTGTTCCTGCGGCAGTTGTGGAACTGGTTACAGTAGAAGTTCCAACAGTTGTTTTCCAATCACCATATTGTAGAACATTATTTGTTGTACTTTCTTTATAAATTTTTAAATTAGGATCAGTTATTAACAAAGAAGGCTCATAATTCTTATCTACCCAATTGTCCATATTAGGAGTCAATGCTAAAACACCTTCAATATCTGAAACAGAGAATGGATTTATGTTAACAGTTCTTGAAGCAAATTTTTGTATTGCAACGTTTGCTGTTGTATATGATAGTGTAAAGTAATTAACATTACCATCTGAATTAATTGAGTAACCCAAAGAAGATAGTGCTGATGATGATAACGCACCACCATTGGAAACCTTATCTATTGATTGTAATGGATAATTATTAACCGTTTGTGAAGCGGTCATAATCTTCTCACGGCGATTAATTGTTGTATTATAATCAGCACTTGATGTATCTGTTGTTCCATATCCAGAGAAATCATCAACAAGAATACCATTTTTAAATCTGTTTACACCATAGGCGTCAGGTATCTGTAATGAATGAGCATTTTGTTCTAATAAACTCAATGAAGTATAGTATTCAATGTTGTTGATTCTGTTTTCTAAACCAGAGATATCATGCATTGTATATCTTTTGTGTTTGACTTTTTCAATTGAAAGGTCAGCACTAGTACCTGTTGGCACTTCTGTTGGAATATATCCGGTGTATGGATTGTGTGAGAGTTTAGCAACAACCAAAGAACCATCTGGTTCAGCTGGGAACAATGGTGTTGTTGATGGCGTGCCTTCAATAATATTGAAAGACCTATCTTTAGTTAGAACTAATTTATCTTTTCTGCCAAGATAATAGGTATAGTCTGTTGTATAAGTTGATAAATCAGTTGGAATAAACACACCATATCTATTGTCACCAGCATCATTGTATTTGTATGTAAATGCTGATGTAGCATTTGTTCTTGCCGGTCTAAAGTCTAATGTATCACGCAAATAATAAACAGTACCATAAGCACTCTTATAGTATGATATTTGTTGGTATGTTTCTGGTTTAGTTGAATTCAAATAAGAACTCAATGAGAAATAGCCATCACCGCCAGTATGTTGGTAATAATTAACCAACACAAGTAAATTACCTTTTGGTTGTGGTGCACCTGGTTTTAATGTAATAGATGCGTGGTCATAATAACTATCTCTTTGGCCATTATCAAAAGAATAATTGTTTGTTACATCATATGAAGAATTAGTCAACATCGAAACGATTGGAGATGTATTAGAAGATTTTGTATCAATAATTTTAACAATAGATTTAACATCCACTAGATACAAACTTTGTTTATTTCCAGGAGAAACCAAGCCAGCATTTTGAATGTATACTTGACCAGAAGAAGTCAATGTGGTATTATCAACATACGTATATGTGTTTACAGATGTACCACTTGTAACAACCACACTTGTATTTGCTGTGATTAAGTTTTTATATTTTAACAAATGACTGGTGTTATCAGCAATTGAGGCATAAACTTTTTCCAAAACAGTTGCAGTAAAACCGGCTGTAACAGCAGAAGTTGGTATACTTAATGTTGCTGTTGAAGAATCGCCATTTAGTGTAACTGTTCCACCTTTTGTGGACCATGGAATAATTTCACCAACATTTAGTGATGAAGAACCTTTTGATGTAACAACAATCATAAAGTTTTGTTTGATTGTATCGGCAGATAATGATGAACCAGCTGTACCTAAGTGTTTCATGACGCCAGCATAATCACCAGAATAGTTTATAGTTGCAGTAGCAGAACTACCTGATACACCAAATACAACACCTCTGTTTAATTGTTGCGTACTATAAGATGAATCTTGTAATGAAGCAACATATGGTGAACCAACATTAAACAATAATTCTGGTGTACTTGGGTTTTCCAATACAGCATTATTCAATATAACATCACCGCCACTGTATGTCAATACAACAGATGTACGACCAGTAGTATTGATGTTGGCACGACCTTTGATTGTGGCTGGATAAGAAGATTTATCTGCATAAACAAGGGTCTCAGTGTCTTTGGTATCAAAGTTCAATTCGAATACAGATGTGGTATCTGGTATAACTGTCCAATTTTGATTAACTGTTGCTACTCTTGTTGTACCATTGTATGCTGCAATCGTTCTAAAGTCACCAGCATCTTTACCACTTTTAATGGAGATAATTACTCCAGTGTATGCATCAGTGGCTGATGAGAATGTTCCTGGTAGTGTTATAGTATTTGTTGTGGCTGAAATTGCATTTGCTGATTGTGTAGCATTTTGAATATCATTAACAAAAGCTCTGTAAACATAAGTGTTTGAATCAGCATCTGAAGTATTGTAATCATAAACAAAATTACGAATGTAACCAGAACCAACCACAGTGGCATTATAAGTGGAAGTGTTTGTCGTATTAACGTTTGCAACCGATACACAATGTAAATCAATTGTTTGAGCTGTTGTTACATCAAAGAATGTACCAGATGTACCACCACGTACTGTATCCACATAGAAATATGAACCATAGTCTATGTAAACTGGTGTGTTAGTCTGTGAATCAGTTGTTCGTGCTCTGTTAGATGTAAGTGTAACATCTAAAGAATTTTCTAAACGATAACCATGTACGTATGCAATACCTTTACCAATAGACATATCATATACACTAGAATTGGCAGTGTTTGCTTTTGGTGTTAACTTGAAATCATTAACAATGTAATCGCCGTTAGTTTCATAATCACGTTTAGCAAAATAATCATCAATAACATTGTAAACAGAACTGTCTACAAGTTTGGAGATAACACCATTTTCAATACGAACTAATTCAATAAAGTCTTGGTCATCACCAAGTTGTATTGTTCGTGTACTTAATGCCAAAGAAATAACGTAACGGTCAGCCCCTGGTGCTTGATAGTTTGAAGCACCTACTGCTGGATCCAATAAAGAAGAATCGTTGATGTAGTCATAGATTGTTTCTGTGATTGTTAAACCTATTCTTTTACTTGGTGTATTAGAATATTTGTCAATAACAATTGTAGTTGAACTTATCTGTACAAAGTTACCAAGTACATAGAAAACACCATCTGCAATTGAGACTGCTGATGAAAGTCCGGTTGAACTAGATGTAATTGCTTGTGCTGCCAAGTTGGAGTTTACAGAATAGATAACATCACTATCTGTAAATCTTGTACCTGTTTTATATACAACAACCAATGTTGGTGGATCGCCAGCACCTTCTGTACCAGTTGCAGCCACTACAGCAATAACTCTGGCAATAACTGTACCTGTTGAATTTTGTACTAATAGACCATCAAATTGTGTTACATCAATGCTGCTATTGTTGTAAGTTGTTTGTAATTTAATATAATAACAATTTAAATTTGTGGTTAATTGACCGCCAGTCACTGGTGAATTTTGTTTAAAAATATTATCAGCAAATTTAGTAACTTGGTCTTGTAATATTGTTTGTGACTGTGTTAATTCTCTAGCTTGAACGGCATATCCAGGCTTAAAGAGTACACGATGAAAATTCTTTGTAGAATCAAAGTCATCGTAGTATGGGTCAACATTAAAATTAATAGCCATTTTTATCCTTTTAGTAACCTAATACAAATTTAAATTGTTCTATTCCGTCTGAGCTTCTTTGTACACCGGTTCTATTTTCAATGAACGCTAAGTATCCTGAAAGTACTACAAAATTTGGACTACTAGATGACAATAATGTTCTTGTAGTTCCTGATGAATAACCAAATAGTGGTGCATTTGTTGTTATTGTTCCTTTTGTATTTAGAACTCTTACCACATTGGTTGAAGTATTAAAATTCAAAACAGAACCAACAAATGTGGCTTCTGCCAGACTGGTACCTTGGTAAACATATTCATCGTTGGTGTATACACCAAATCCAGGTGCTACAATAAAATCTGTAGTAGTTCTATAAACCGAACCGTTTGCATATGCGGGGCTAAGACTCTGTGTTGTTGGATCAATAAGCAAACCGACTTGGTGATAGTCAATGTCTGTAGGTATTTCATCACCTTCTGAACTATTAAATTCGGCAGTATACATTACATGACTGCAACCCAATTCAGAAATAGGATCAAAACCGTGGCCACCCACTGGAGATGTTGGTGATATTGCAACCGCACCGGCACCAGATGAAGATGTTATCACAACATTTGCAAATGTATAATTTGAACCAGCAGTTGTAACAGCAATATCTGTAATTGCACCGTTAGATACGCTAGCTGTTCCCACAAAACCAGAACCGTCACCATCAATTGTAATTGAAATTACAGAATTTGCTGGGTCATATCCTGAACCACCACTTAATACATTGACTACATCTATACTACCATAACCAGCATCAGCCAACAATGGATTTGGTACATCACCAAGTGGAATAGGCATCCATGTATTGTCCATAAATTTTACTTTAGCACCAATGTCTACTGTATAGATATACTTCCATTTGTAACCATCTGTACCAGTAAATATGTTATTTGTTCCATAAGAACCTGGTTGAAAAAATGGTTCAGATGTGGATGCATCACCATTATTATTCCACAAACACTTAAAAACTTGGTCGTATCTATTTTTCACATAGAAATTGTATACATTATTAAAGTTTGCATCTTGTTCCAAAATATCAATATCATCACGGTAGTAATCATAAATGGTGCCGGTTGTCCAATCAACCCTTGGAATCACAGGAGAAATAGCACTTGAGTTAATTAATTTGACCGCAAATATATTTTTAAATGTCCGTTTCAGACTTAATTGGTCTTGTTCTGGTAAAGGAGGATTATTTTCATCGGCCCAAGGATCAACTTTGGCTAGAAAACAATATGTTGTTGCCAAAGGAACTGTACTTGGAAGAACAACAGCAGCAGGAGAATAGTAATCCTGTTTGATTTGAGAGACTTTAGCTCCGTAGGTAAGAATATTTTTATTTGCCATAGTGTTTTATTTATTAAGCATGTGTGATAGCACAGAAAGTATTTGCAAGGTCATTATTGAAACTCATATATTTTACATATATGGTTGATGTACCAGGAATATTATATGACGTTGCATTAACGGTTGAGTTTAATGCAGAACAACCGTGTGTAAATGTTTGATTTGTGCCGGCAATATTTGTAATCCACATATCAACTACTTTACCAGCAGTATAATTTGTAAATGATACTGTTAAACCAGCAGAAGTATTGGCACGAATGACAGCATTGTTTGCAAAGTCAATCGTAATGGCTGTCTGAGCACCAGGATATGGAGTTGCTGACCAAATAAATCCTTTTGATGGGTTAACTGTTCCGATAAAAGTTACAGTATCCGCATTAAATGTTGCAATTCTTTGTATCGTATTTGAACCCGTTTGTGTATTCCAAAGTTCAATACGTGTTCCTTTGGTCGTATCGGAGAAATTTTCTCCGGCTACAAAATCAATTCTAGATGGTCCTATACCACTGAATTGTGTTCCTGTGTAACCGTTACCAGCAATACGAAATAGTATATCATTATTAGCAACAGCTAAAGGTGTTGCGGCCGATCCACGGCCCATACGACCAAAAAGAACTGGATATGTACCTGTACCAAAACTATCAACAGAAATTCTGGTTGGAGTATTAGCCTTGCCTGTTATATGTAACATATAACTTGTATTTGACGGTGCAACAAATGCGCCGTTATCACTTCCTGTTATTTGGATGAATGCTGTATTAGGATTAAAAGTTGAATTGTTAAAGTCAACATATGTTCCTTGTACAGTTATATTTCCTGTTATAACAAGGTCTTTAGTCATATTTGTTGTACGATTAATAACCAAATTGGCCGTTGCAATTGATTGGCCAATCACCATATCGGTACTAGTCAATCCTGAATAAATTGCATTATTACTTATTGATAAAGTGCCAATGTTGGCTGTATTGGCATTAATTGAATTAGTAATTGTTAATGAACCTGCAAATGTACCTGTTGTATTTGCAAGTGCATTGTTGGCCTTAGTGTATGCTGATTGACCTAATGT